CTAAATAAGGTATTCTAACTGGTGTAAATGGATTTTCTATTAATCTTAAAACTTTATTACCACATACCCATGCGTTAATATGTATTACATCTGAATTAGTATTATATACTAAACCACATTCATCTGCAGTTTTTTTATCTATAGTACCCCAATATTCTAATATCTCAAATCTATTTTTATAAATATTTGTAATATTTTCTCTATCATATAAAGAAGATTCAAATCCTCTTGTTTGATAATTAGGACCCATCTCTAAACATTCTTGAATAGCTTCAGAATTAAACATAGGTTTTTTTCCTAAGTTTTCAAATTGTGCCTTATTATAAGAATGTCTTTGAATTACATAATCACAATCATTAATATTTGTTGCATTTGGATCTGGATAAAAATCCCAACAACTAATTGCTTCAATTGAAGGTACAGCTTTAACTTTAGTTGCATGAATCCTTTGAACATTACCTTCATCATCTTCTGCAGTAGAAAATAAATTATATTCTTTTGAATCTGTAAAAGGTCCTTTTAAAATTCCTGTTCCAAGTAATGCCATTTCAAAAAATATATGACGCATAATTGTAATAGCTTTACTTTCTTCTAACTGATCATGTATCAGTTTTTGCATTTGTTCTGCAGCCATTCTTGCAGGCTCTATCTGTGGAGTACCTGTACTAGATGGGCCTTCTTCAAAACCTAAATTTTCATATTCCTGATTTAAATTTTTCATTAAATCATTTACAGTTGCACCTGGTGGAATATTTGCACCATCACCATTAAATCCATATGGATCAGGTTGTTGTTGTGGTTGCTGCTGCTGTTGTTGTTTAGGATTTAAATGTGCTTTTTCTGCTATATTTTCTGGTACTGATGTAGGGGATACCCCTAGTGGAAATTTACCTTGAGCAAATAAAACTTCTATTATTTGTCCAAATGAAGCAAGTACTTTAGTCTTTGTTATTTTAACAAATACTTTTGACTTTTCATTGGAACGAAAAGCCATTTCAGGACCATAAAGTCCTCTATAATTTCTATAGGCTTTTAACCAACGTTTTTCATCATATAATCTAGAAGTTTCTGTTTGTTGAAATCTATTTCTAATATACCCAACTAGTGGATGATATTCTTCTGTGTATGGTTTATCTGCCATTTAATTATGTTTTTTTGAATTGTCCTGTAGGCTCTACATCTTTAGATTTTTTTAATTGTTCTAATTCATCTTCTGTAAGTGTAGGATTAACAATACCTAATTCTTTTAAAGTTTCAAGATTATACTTTTTAAAACCTCTCATTTTTCTTGCATCAATATCTTGTTGAGATATATCAGCTACTTCCATTACTCCAGGTTTTTGTCTGTACTTATCAAATTTAGTAAATTTAGCATGTTCATTAAGAACATCTTTATCTGGTCTGATTGCCATGACTAGTAATCTCTAACTTCTGCTTTCTTAAAAATAGATGCGTCTACTTTTTCTTTTTTTCCTGGTCCGTCTGGTGCATTACCTAAATCACCCTGTTTAACTTTTTGATTAGGGTTCATATTTAATTTCTCATTAGGTCTTTTAGCAACATCAGGTCCAAGTTCACCTTGTTTAATCTTTCCTAAAATTGCTTCACCTTTTGGGTATCCATATCCTTCTGGCATTTTTATCTCCTTAATTGTTTATTAATAATCTTTTTCATCTGCTAATTTAAACAGTGAATCTTGTACATGCTCTTTACCTGATTTAGTTAAATACTCACCACTCTTTTCTAAATCTAAATAATTTTTAGACTTACCTTTACCTGGTGCATGTTTATCAAAATCAATATTGGTTGGTGCCTGATTTGGCTGTTTGCCATCAAGTGTTGAACCAAGATCTCCTTGTTTTACTTTAGCTTTTGGGTCGAATTTATTTTCCATTAGTTACCTCTAACTTTAGCTGGTGACAAATGTTCTGGTCTACTAGCTAATTCTTTTTTGATTTATTTTTTATCTAATTCTTTTTTGATTTGTTTTTTATGAAGATATTTTCTTAAATGAGTTACTGGGCTTAATCCTTTTAAAAACCTAAAACTTTCAGGACTTTCCTTTTTCATTCTTTTTTCAACTTCTTCACTTACGTTTGTATATTCTTTTTTACGTTCTGAATCTTCTTTAGTCATTAGTCTTCATCTTCTTCATCAATATCAGATTCGTCAGTTAAATCCTCAAGTTCCATTAAAAAGTCTTCTTCCTTTTCATGCAACTCTCGGATATCCTCAATGACATCTGATACTGTTCTTGTTTTCTTTTTTCTTGCCATGGGTTTCTCCTATATTTTTATTTTTTTAATTGACAATACATTCTTTGTTGGAATAGTTGTATATCCACCGCCTTGTTTTATTTTACCATTGTCTTCAAAAATAAAATCAGCCATAACAACATTTGTTTTACTTGTATGTGATACCAACCATCCAACACTACAGCATACTGCAGTTTTAGATTTTTTAATATCAGTGATATCTGCCCAAGCTACATCTCCAACTATATCTTCCCAATATACCATTACTAGTGTATAAGGAAAATTCTTTTTATCTATAATAGGTAGTTTATTTTTCTTCACTTAACTCCTTGTATAATATAAATTAATATCCAAATATTCTATCGACAGGTTGGAATTGTGGTTTAGGAGTTCTATTAAATCTATTTGCATAACTTGTATGCATAGGTCTACTCATGCAGCCATATCGTAATGCATCATAAGCATGATCTTCTACATGTGTATTAACATCTTCAGGATTATTATCATCTAATGGTAAAAGAGGTAATGTTCTAATTAAATTTCTACAAGTAGAAAAAATTCTTAATCCTGGTTCCTTTTTCTTATCGTCACTAATCTTTAATCTTTTATGAATTTCTAGCTTACCACTAATTCTACTTTTAGGTGTTCTATCAGAAGGCCTCCAACGACATCCTGTTTGAATCATTGTTTCTGCGATGCTTGGACCTATATCACCTCGTTTTGCCCATGTGCTAGCGTCTAAGACCCCATAGCGTACATATTCTCCGTGTTCTAGCTCTAGGACTTTTCGTCCAAATACATCTGCCGTAATTTTTTTGGTATATAATTCTCTATATATCCATAAGTTATTATCATAATCAATAGCAAACCAAAGAACACAAGCAGGAGAACTGTAACCCCAGTCTGCAGCACGAAAACGCTGCCAGCCTTTAGGCACTTCAAAGGGATCAACCACATGTATACTTTTATTAAATTCAGGAAACGCTGAATCTTCGAATGCATCCCAATCTCCATCTAAAAATTGTTTTCTTTGTATTTCTGGTAACGATGCCAGCATAACATAATAATCATCTGTCTGAATTAGATAAGGATTATCTTGAAGTTTTGCTGGTATAAATCTTCTTGTAATTACTTTATTGCCATTAGGTGTATCTATATTAATATCAAAGGCAAAATTAGGCACAGCGGGGTCCACGAACATTTCACGTACCCATTGTGAACCTATATTGCCTGGATTCCCTGTTGCTCTCATATAAACTGGAATCTCAGTATCAACTGATCGTAAAGATGATCTTAAAAAATTATATATATCTGGCGAAGGATATTGTGGTAGTTCGTCTATTCCTATCCATGTGTAAGATTGCCCTTGGTAACGTAAAGCGTCTGTCATGTTCTCTGCGTAACCGAACTCTATCTTTGCTCCTGAAGGGAATCTCCACTCTTTTTCTTGTTCTCTCCATTTTGCTCCTGGAAATGCTTTCGAGTATAGTCTTTGAGAATGATTAATCAAATCTCTTAACTCTGGCATTGTCCGTCTAATAAGAAGTGCTCTATGTGTTTCTTTGTGGCAGTATCTTAAAGGATCTACCAACATAGCATAGGATTTTCCACCTCCTCTTGCTCCCCCATAGAATACTTCTCTTTCGGGAGCTGCAAGAAATTCTGTCTGTGGACCATTATTAGGTCTAAAGATTACATCTTGCTGGTTTATATGCTCTTTTACTGTTTTAGGCGCACTTTCAATTATATCTTCTGTAAGTAGCTGTGTCTCTTTTCCTGTTAAAGCTTTATCAATAGTTAACAGTTTACTTTTAGTATTTTCTGCAGACATTTTAGCAGAACGTAAAGACTGTTCTGCCTTTGCAACTTTCTTACGACTGCGAATTAGAATCTGTTTGACTGACCTCTTGGCTTTCTTCTGGGCTACCTGCTTCGGTTTCGGTGGTGCTATTTCGATTAAGTCTTTTTTTAAGTCCGACATGTGATATATATCTTCCTGTTTTCCTATGTACCCATCTGGCAGTCTCTCTTAAGGAACAAGTCTTTAAATATTCTTGTGCTTGCGTAAGA